TAAAAAGAGTAAAGAAGGGGAGATCGATATAGACAATAAGCCTATCGTACAGCAACCACATCGCAGAACAACGGAATGCCTGGAGAGAGAGACAAAAACAGTATATCGCCGGGCCTTCTCAGAAACCCAGCTCCTCGATGTCCTTGGATTTCAATTCAAAGAAGGATACAGCTACCATTGCATAACAGCAGGTGACGTGGACAGCCTCTCATACCTGAAAGTAATCCTCAGACAGCAAGACCTCGATTATTGCCTTTTTTCAACATGGTGTATGGCCGCAGATGATATCCTCCAGCTTGATGAATGGCTCAACAAAGGAAAGATAAAGAAGCTCGATGCATACCTCGGTGAGATATTCCCAAAAAGCTACAAGATGGAATGGAAGAGGCTCAAAGAACTCTTTTACAAGCATCAATGTGGGAGAATTGCCGTATTCAGGAACCATTCAAAGATTTACGCCGGATATGGCCCTCGCTTCGCTTTCGGCATAGAAACATCAGCAAATATTAACACTAACCCCAGGGCAGAAAACGGATGCATAACCATAGGAAAAGAGATATACGAGTTTTATAAGAATTATTTTGATGGAATAGTATCGTTCCCGACAGATTACGAACAAAAAAAGGGGGGATAATAGGGGGGTGTATTATTTAACCTACTACAAGTAATTAAACAATGCCAGGAGGGAAAGGAAATATAAAACCAGAAGATGGTCGGCAATTTTCAAAAGATTACCAGCCAGAAGAGAAATGGACAGAGGAAAGGGCCCTTGACCTTGGTAATGAATTGATAGCATGGCAGAAAGAAAATGCAGTAAATATATTCTTTGATGAATTTTTGATATTAGAGAAGGGATATTACGAAGAATTGATTGCCTATTTATGTAAAAAATATACCTCGTTTTTAAAACTTATTAATAAGGCCCGGAAAATACAGGAAATAAAACTGAAGAAATATGGCACAGCTGATAAGCTGAATGCCAGCATGACAAAATTTGTATTGATAAACAATCACAACTGGAAAGAACAATCACATATAGACCATACCAATGATGGGAAGGCTTTTAATAACAGCATTACTGATGATGAGCTTATCTCCAGAATTAATCGGATCCTTAAGTCAGGAGAATAAGGATGAGCTGGCAAAGTTAACAGAACTGGCCAGTTACCGATGGACGATAAATGCCAGGGAGTCTCAGCGGATCCCGGAAGGGGACTGGACCACATGGCTTATCAAGACCGGGAGGGGATGGGGAAAAACCAGGACCGGAGCAGAGACCATGAGGGTATGGAAGGAGACCATGCCGATAATACATTTTATAGGTGCTACAGCCGGGGATGCAAGAGATGTAATGATTGAGGGAGAGAGTGGAATATTACAGATAAGCCCTCCCTGGGATATGCCTAAATATGAACCATCAAAGAGAAGGCTTACATGGGATAATGGCACGAAAGCGGTTATATTCTCTGCAGACGAACCAGATCGATTAAGAGGTCCACAATGTTATGCAGCATGGTGTGATGAGCTGGCGGCATGGCGATATGCAGAAGATACATGGGATAATATGATGATGGGCCTCCGTTTAGGCAAGCATCCCAGGGTAATAGCCACCACGACTCCCAGGCCAACAAAGATGATAAAGGAGCTTATTAAGGACCAGTCAGTACATGTTACATCTGGCACTACATATGAAAACATAAATAACCTGGCTCCTGCCTTTTTAAATACCATCATCAAAAAATATGAGAATACCAGGCTGGGTAGGCAGGAATTGATGGCAGAGGTACTCGATGATGTTGAGGGTGCCTTGTGGACACAGAAGCTGATAGATGATAACAGAGTGAAAAAAGCCCCGCCATTGGCCCGCATAGGTGTGGCAATAGACCCAGCTGTCACTTCAACAAAAGACTCAGACGAAACAGGGATAGTCGTGGGGGGAAAATCCCCGGATGGGCATTATTATATCCTGGAGGATTTGTCGGGGACATATACACCACAGCAATGGGCTAATAAAGCAACAGAAGCATATCATAACTGGAGAGCAGACAGGGTAATAGCAGAAGTAAATAACGGAGGCGATCTTGTGGAGACAGTGATAAGGAATATAAGTGAAGAAATAAGTTATACAAAAGTCAATGCATCAAGAGGGAAGATAAGAAGGGCTGAACCTGTAGAGGCATTATATGAGCAAGGGAAAGTACATCATGTGGGATATTTCTCAAAGATGGAAGATCAAATGACTACATACACCGGGGATCCCAGGGAGCCATCTCCAGACCGGATGGATGCAAATGTATGGCTGATAACATATTTAATGGGCAAAGAAATCGATACAAATATATGGGCTTGATGTTTGGCAATAAGAAATACAAAGAAATAATCTCTCAGCAGAAGGCACAGCTGGCAGAGATTGAGGTACAGGTCACCGAGCAGAATGAGTTATACCGGATGCTTTATTCCCTGCTCTCATCAGGTATGCCTCTGACCACAGACTCAAAGATGAAGGATTATGTCAGGGAAGGATATGAAGGGAACCCGGATGTATTCTCTATCGTCGTAAAGATGGCAACTATGTTTGCCAGGATTATGGTTAATGCCAGGCTTATGCAGCGAAAGGGAGATAAGTGGGAAGAGGTAGAAAACAAAGAGATAGAGAAAGTCTTTGATAAGACGAATTACTACCAGGGATGGTTTGAGTTCTGCAGGCATTGGGCTGTATCTTTTTACATAACAGGTAACGGCATCGTCTATGCTCCCAGGCTCCCTTCCGGGTTGAACCAGGGGAAGTTGACAAATGATGGCTTAATAATGATGCCAACACAAAATGTCAGGATCCTCCCGGAAGGATGGAGGGATCCTGTGGCTTATTATACCTTAGATCTGAACCAGAGTTATAAGATCAGCACCCAGGACATCTGGCATGAGAGATTTGCACCGACACTATCCTATGAAGGGGGAAAGAACTTTATGGGTATGTCTCCGGTAAAGGTAGCAGCCAATATCATTAATTCACAGAACAAGGGCTATGAAATAACAGCAAAAATGTATGCTGCCGGACACCCTCCGGGAATAGTATCGAAAGAAGTGGAGGGAGGAGATGAAACAACAATCGAACAGGAGTCGAAGTTCAGGGAGAGATATAAGACAAAATACCAGGGAGTTGATAATATGTCGATACCGATATTCACTCTCGGCAAACTCAATTATACCAAAATAGGCTATGATAACCTGAAAGAGCTGGAGGTGGTCAATATGAGCCAGCATGGCATGAGGGTACTATGTAATATCTGGCAGGTCCCCTCCTATGCATTTAATGACTCCTCGGCAGCCACAGAGAACAATATGAGTGTGGCATCAAAGGCAATCTATACAAACCGACTCATCCCGGATGTGGAGCAGTTCTGTAATGGTTTTAGTAATATCCTCCGGCCCTATGGCGACTATTGGCTGAAACCCGATTATTCGGACATCGAGGTACTCCAGGAGGATAAGGCAAAGAAAGTAGTATGGGTAAGCCAGCTGTTCAGAGATGGTATAATAACAGGGGATGGGTATCTGGAGATGCTCGGCGATGAGCCGACAGGACTCCCGGAGATGCAGCAACGCTATATGGATATGAGTAGAGTGCCTCTGGATTTTGTACTTAACCCAGAAGAGTCTCCGATAACAGACAGTGATAAGTTTTATGAACAATATAATCTAAAAGATAAGCTATGAATGAAGAGACAAAAGCAAAAAGAGAAAAGACCTATACCGAAAAGCAGGTAGAGGAGCTTTTAAAGAAACAGATAGCAGAATGTTCTGAGAGTATCGATGCTGATAATATGTCGGCATATACAGCAAAAAGAAAGATTCTCTCGACAAAGATTGTGAAGATTGGATGAACCGCAGGCGATTATGGATGGTACTCGACAGGCAGAAGGCTGTATACCGGAGAAATGCAAAGGGATTATTTCTCAGAGCATTCGATAAGGAGATAGAGCCTTTATGGGAGAAGATCGAGCAGGCCTCAGATATAAGAGACATAGAGATACCTCCCCTGGAGGAACAGGCTATAAGAGATGCATACATAAGACTTTATAAAAAAACGGCCTTTGATTTTGCAAAGAAGGCCCGGAAGGATGTCCGGAAGATGACAAAAGGAGAAGATGAAATATATGAAGATTTGATAATGCAGGAGATACTTTTATATATCGATAAGCATGTCGGGGAGACGATAACAGCCGTCGGGAATACCTCTAAAGAGCTTATCCGGCAGATGCTCGATGATATCGTCCCGGAGATCATGGACCAGGGTGTCGGTGGAGGACAAGCCACAACAATGCTCCGGGACAGGATCCAGAGTGCATGGCATGAGGCAAAGAGATTCCGGGTAGAACGCATAGCCCGCACAGAGGTGAATAGGGCCAGCAACTATGGAACCCTGGAAGGAATGAGGAGTGTATCTGAGGAGCAGGATAAGGTATGGATATCTGCCCTTGCAGGAGAATCCAGGGATGCTCATATAGCAGCCGACGGACAAACAGTAGGAATAAACGAACCATTCATTGTGGATGGAGAGGATCTGCAATATCCCGGAGACCCGGCAGGATCACCCGGAAATACGATAAATTGTTTATGCTCAATGTATTATGAAATTAAAAGATAAGACATGGAAAGGATAGTAACAAAATACCTGGAACATCAGGTGAAGGATATCGATACGGCAAAGGGGATAGTCACCATTGCCATCAATGCCTTTAATGTTAAGGACAGCGACGGAGATATATCGCTGCCGGGATCCTTTAAGAGGACATTCAAAAATAATGGCCATACGATACAGCACTGGCTAAACCATGAGAGGGATAAGCTCATAGGGGTACCTGTGAAATTATATGAGGATGATAATTATGCCATTGCCGTGAGCCAGCTCAATATCAATAAGCAGCTGGGAAAGGATGTGTTTGAGGATTACAAACTCTTTGCCGAACATGATAAGACCCTTCAGCATTCTGTGAGGGTGGTCCCGGTAGATTTCAAAGAGGAGAGAATAAATGAACATACCGTAAGGAAAGTATCACAATGGAAGCTCATCATGGAATATTCCACAGTATATGGCTGGGGAGCAAACCAGGATACTCCCCTGTTGGATATTAAGGAACTGAAAGACCTTGAACTTATGATGAGGGAAGGCAATTATTCAGATGAGAAAGGCAGGCTCATAGAAGAGACATATAATAAGCTCAAAAGATTACTCGACTCGCCAGACACTCCCCCGGAGGAAATACCGGAGGACCCGTCAGCACTCGAAACAGAGAAGATAAGAAAATTTTATTCACTAATTAAACTTTAAAAAAGTGGCAGAAGAAAAAGTAAAAACAGCAGAAGAACTGGCCAAGGATATAAATAAATCCATAGAGACGCTGAAATCATCCATCGAAGAGAAGGCTGATCTGTCAGTTCTGGAGGATAGACTCGGTGCCGTGACTGCTAAGTTTGAGAAACTTCTGGATAAGGATGGCAACATTCTGAAACCGGATTATGTGACCAAACAGCAGGAACAGCTCGATGACATCTCCACACAGCTCAAGCAGCTGGGAGAATACCAGAAGGGGAAAGGCGAAAGCATCTCCGAGCAGGTTATCAAGGCTCTCAAGAGCGATGACTTCAAAGCAAAGATGAAAACTCCGGCAGGTGTCCGCACAGGAGGACTGGATTTTGAGATCAAGGCAGCCAATATCGATACTGAAGATATCAACTCCGGAACCATCGAAACACAGACCGACATAGGAGTGTCGGCAGCACCCTGGAGAAACACTCCGATATGGGATAACATCTCCAAAGGGGTCGTAGGCCCCGGCAGGGATTCCATATCATGGTGGGAGGAAACAAGCAGGACGGATTCAGCCGAGGCAGTAGCGGAGGAAGCCGGTCCTTCATCAGGATCCGCTAAGACCTGGACGAAGCAGTCGATGAACATCATGAGGCTGGCAGACTTCACAAAGGAATCACGTGAGGTCCTGGAAGATTTTGAGTATATCAACTCGGAAGTTCAGGATCTGATACAAAATGGCATACCGAGGTACAGAGAAGGCCAGTTACTATCAGGCGCTGGGACTACTGTATACCCGAAAGGACTGACACAGTATGCAAAGGCATTTGCAAAGCCTTCCAATTTCAATGCAGTACCGGAATCCAATGAAGGGGATGTTCTGGCAGCAGCCATACTTCAGGCAAACAACGGTAATACCTCAGACAGCAATAAGAAGGGTTACATGCCGAATGTCATCATGCTGAATCCCGGAGACTCTATCAATATGAGGCTTCTGAAAAATTCATTGTACAGCTACCTCCAGCATCCGCTGTTATCACCGGATGGGAGCAAATTTAAAGGTATTCAGATTGTCGAAAACCTCGATATGACTGCCGGAACTTTCCTTGTGGGTGATTTTGCAAGGGCTAAGGCTTATGTGAAGAGGAACATGCAGATCTCGTTCCATTACGAGAATGAGGATGATGTTAAGAATGACCTGGTACTGGTTATGGCAACCATGAGGCTGGCAGGGCTGAAGATTTCGGCAGCCGATGCATATGGGTTTGTTTACGGCACTTTCTCAAGTGCTAAGGAACTGATACTGGAAACTGTAGCATAAGAAAGGAGGACGACATGAAAAAGATTATATCAATACTGTTTATGCTGGCTCTTTTCGGAGCTTATGGCTTTGCACAGATTACCGACTCACATGAAGTGGATTCTAAACTGCTACGTGCAGGAGAGACTTATTATAAGTGGACAGGAACCCAGACCATTGGAGGAGTGACACAGGATACTGCATATTGGGAGCTTCAGACAAATAAGAATGTCCCCACAAACTGTAATGTCCGGGTGACATTTACCAGGGAAGGTACGACAGATGACTATGATTCTGACCTTCAGGGTAAACTGTTTGATGGCAGTACCTATGAAGCTCTTATAGAGAGTGATGGAAATATAGTAAGTTTTGAGCTGACAGATACCACGACTTTTACTGGTGATATAGGTGCATTACCTGATACTTTTTACAGGTATTACCGTGTATATGTCGCCGATGACGATGATTGTGCGGAAACCGATAGTATCATAATTACTTCGGTGGAGTTCAAACTATACGAGCGATAAAGCATAACCAAAGAGGGAGAGCGGGCCAGCTCCCGCTCACCTTTCTAAAAACATACGAAAATGGAAAAATTTATTGATGTAACACTCAAAAGAGGCGATAAGAAGATAAGCATCTTGCAAAGAGAAAAGATACTTCTGAAAAAAGCAGGACTTCTTAAAGAGGAAAAAAGCAAAGGAAAGACAAAGGAATATAAGGATACCGCACAGACAAAAGCTGTGAAGGCTTCTGCAACCAAAGCAAAGGGGAACATCACAAAGGGAAATATTAAGGAATGAATACCAGGATAAAAACGGACACCACGCTTGAAGTGCTGCAGCCTACCGAAGTGATGCAGTTCATAAAGTTTGAGGATACTACCGAGGGTGACGAGGTGGGATTGATTGTTAATCTCATCAAAGGAGTGAGATCCCATTTTGAGAAGAGAACAGGGTTATCTTTTTTAGAGAAAACCTATGAGACATTCTTCCGGCATAGCGAGAGTCCTTATATCCTCCCGGTCTCTCCGGTTATATCCGTCGATACTGTGGAAACCGTCGATCATGAAGGTACAAAAACTGAACTGACCCTTAACAGCGACTATCACAAAAAAGGACTATACGAGATAGAGATATTCCCTTACTCACTCTCAACAATAGCAAATCCCTGGCATAGTTTTGAAGGGACATATGATTTATTAGTGACATATAAAGCAGGATACGGACATACAGACACAGAGACTATCCCGGAAGATCTGAAGCAGGCGATGCTGAAACAGATAATACGGTGGTATGATAACAGGGATGACTTCCTGGAAGGAACATTACTACCGGAAGTAAACAGGATCCTGAATCTCTACAAGAAGCTGATAATATGAGCCGGGTGACACAATATAATAAGAGAATAACGGTGCAGACATCATCGCAGACAAAAAGCGAGATAGGAGGCCTGACAGATGTATGGACCACACTTTATTCATGCTGGGCAAAGCTCACGCCGATGTCGAAAACCAAAAGGATGATGTATGCAGAGATGATACTCAGCGAAGCATATGAGGTGGAGATGAGAGAGAGGACTACAAATATAGATGCAGACTGCCGGGTGGTATATTCTGGAAACAATTACCAGGTGCTGGGATTTATCATTGATGGCGACAAGGTAAAAGTAGACATAACGAGATGATAACATTTACAGTCATAGATAAGGACTTTCAGAGGGAGATGAAGAAATTCATCCGGCAAAGTGACCGTGAGTTTAAATCAGTCATTCGGGATTCCTCGAACCACCTGGTAAAGATGGCCAAGCTGAAAGTGAGGAACTTCACAAGAAGGTCAAAGGTGAAAAGCAGGACCCTGATACATGGCATAAGAAAGAATATAACAAATAAAGGGCTGACAGGGGAGGTATTAAGCTCGGCCAGTTATTCGGAAGCCTTTGAGTATGGTACCAGGCCCCATACAATAAGAGTGAAAAACAAGGGAGTGCTGGCAGGTCCATACAGAGGCAGGCCTCCGGGATGGGATGTCGGCAAAAAGAGCAAGTCAATGGGATTTGCCACATATGGGAAAAAAGTACAGCATCCCGGAACCCAGGCCCATCCATTTATGTACCCGGCATGGAGATATGCTGTGGATTATTTTGAGAAGCAAATAATAAAGATATTCAGATGATACCAAAGAACCCATCACAGCAACTCCTGAAAGCATATTATAACCTTCTTAACGGCAGTATTATATATGACGATAAAGCTGTGACCATAGGTACTAAGATACCCCGGAGGACAGATATATATATCTACCTCTACATATCGAGTATAGCAAATATCTCAACCGGGGATAACATCATTTATTCTATGACCGTGACCATGCAGATAGTGTCACGGCAGGGAGTGAATGAAGGCGACGAGACGATCCTTAATTCAATTCTGGACCAGGTGCTTTCTTTTGTCGGTGATGCAGACAGCATACTGATGGATGACTTCAGATGCCTGATGTCAAATTTCGGAGACATGGATTCCCTGGCAGAGTTGGATGAATCAAATACAGTACTAACAAAGAAGTTGAATATGATAAATTTTATTGAGCAAAAATGAAAAAGACGATTATTATTTTATCGATTGTTTGCCTTGCTATAATAGCAATGGCAACTACCAGCGTACGATCAGCAAGACTTGTATCTGAATTGACAGTTACAGAGAATCTTGTAACGCCAACGACATCCACCTATATCGACATCAATGGACTCAATGAGGTGGTGAATTACCGGGATGGATCGACACGCTATGATGCGGATAACGTATGGGCTGATACTGTCCTGAACGATGGGACAATAGACCTTACCAGCCTGACAAACTCTCTCGGAGAATCGCTGGATTTGACCGATGATGTCATTGTCGCAGTTAAATTCTTCCTTGAAGATGATTCGGCAGCTACCTGTACAATAAGCCAGGGTGCGGCTGATCCTTATCTATTGCTTGGAGCAACTTATTCGTTCCAGCTGAAGGCAAATCAGAGCTTACTGTTTAAAGCGGATACAGTGCTGCCTGTTGTTTCAGCTACGGCGAAGGATATAGATTATGATTCGAGCAATGATTCGACAGCATTATATATCATATTGCTGACAGCAGACGGATATCAATAATAACAATTAAATACATAAGAAGATGAGTAAAGTAGCAGGTTACAAAATCGTACTACAATTTGATGACAAGACTATCGTGGGTTACCGTAAGCATTCGATGGATGTGGATGCGGATATGGCAGATGCCACGACAGGAGCCTCAACAGGACAATGGAAGGAGAACACTCCGCTTTTCAAAGGGATGGAGTTTTCAATAGATGGCCTCTATGATCCCACAGCAGGTGAAGATATGTCCTTTGATGATGCCTATGACCTCCTGGCAGCAGGTACACAGTTCACAGCCAAGTATGGAAATACCGAGGATGGGTCGACTTACTGGAGTGTGTCCGCATATATCAAGCATGCACATATCGAAGGCGATATGAATGATCTCGGAAGCTATACCCTGGATGTTGTAGCTACAGGGCAGCCAACGAAGTCGACAGTAGGAGAATAATGGACAAGCATCAGGCAGAGATAAGGCTTAGGTTCAGGGGGATATTCCGTATCAGTGTCAGGTTTTCCTTTGAATGGAAGGCATGGCTCCTGGCTTATGACCTTTATAACTGCTCTCCCCAGGAGTTCTCAGAGTATGATATTGACAAGCAGTTCACAGCTTTATGCTTTGGAGCAGCATCATGGGATCTGATGAAACGAGGCAGATCGGTATATTTCACCTTCGATGACATGACAAAAGCCCTTAATGCAGCGAGCAAGGCTGATAACAGGAAACTGGCAGATACCATGAAATATGCACAATTCCCGGACTGGCTCAGGGGAGGTATCAAAGATGATGATAAAAAAAAAGAAACATCACCATAGATGATATCTATGACATGGCATATATCGAGCTTGGATTGAAGGAAGAGGAATTTTTGAGGATGACACCCCGGCAAACCTTCATGATGGAGATTAATAACCGGAGGAAGATCGAAAGACAGTGGGAGCAAACCAGGGAGATAGTGACGATGATACATAACATGGCAGGGAAGGTAAGCAAAAGGACGATGCATGCTGATCAATATATGAAGCTTTCTTTTGACAGGAAGAAAAAGACAGAACACCCTCCCTGGACAAAAGAAGATGCAGAGGATCTTATCAGAAAATGGAGTAATTAATCATGAGCAAGATTGTAGGACAATTAAAGGCAATTTTGGGATTGGATAAATCCAAATTTGACTCCGGCCTCAAAGGTGCAGAGAAGAGCAGTAATAAGTTCATGTCTGCTATTAAGAAAGTGGGGAGTGCTTTAGCCGCTGCTTTTGCAGTCAGAAAAATAGTACAATGGGGTAAGGCTCTATATGATGCTTATCAGATACAGAAAGAATCAGAGGTCAAGCTGGCAACAATAATAAAGCAAAGGATGGGGCTTGGCGATGAAGCTGTAAAAGATTTGATGAGACAGGCATCGGCTTATCAGAAAATAGGTGTAATCGGTGATGAGGTTCAGTTGTCAGGGATGCAACAGCTGGCTACATTTCTGAAACAAAAAAAATCACTTGAAGCATTGCTCCCTGCAATGAATAATCTGCTCGCCCAGCAGAAAGGCAGTAATGCCACAGCAATGGATGCTGTCGGTATTGCAAATATGATGGGTAAAGTACTGGAGGGACAGGTAGCATCACTAAAAAGGGTAGGTATATCCTTTTCGGCTGCACAGGAGGAAGTTCTGAAAACAGGCAATGAAATGGAGAGATCAGCTATGTTAGCTGAGGTCATTACCGATAATGTCGGTAATATGAACGAGGAACTCAGAAAAACAGATCTCGGAAAAGTAAAAAGCTGGAAAAATATATGGGGAGATTTTCAGGAGTTTCTGGGATCAAAGATGCTGCCTGTTCTGGGTAAGCTCGCTGACTGGGGAAGTAATTTTGTAGATAAGTTAATGCCAAAGCAGAGTGTTGCTTTGAAAAAAGAGCAGTCTGAGATAAATAACCTTGTGGATGCGCTCACAAACGAGAATACCTCACGTGAGGTGCGTGAATCCCTTATCTCGGAACTACAACAGAAATATCCTAATTTTCTTGGAAACCTTGATGCGGAAACAGCTACTAATGAGAATTTGCGGGATCGACTTCAGGAAGTCAATAAGGAATATGAAGATAAGATAAAGCTGGCAGTACAAGAGGAACTGGTTTCCAGGCAAGGGGAAAAATATGCCGATTCATTAGAGAAGGAACAAAAAGCAGCGAAAAAACTGGCAGAGACACTGAAGCTGTTGGAGAGAACGCAGGAAGATATAAATAAGGAGACTAATCCTGATATTCTTGTAGCCCTCATTGATAAACAAAATGTCTATGAGGGCAATATTGAGAGGCTGACCAAAAAGATCAAAAAGGAACAGGAATACAGGGAGAATCTTAATAAAGAGATTGAAGAGACAATTGCCCTGCTCGGTGATTTAGGTAAGGCAGGGACTTCCACAACCGGTGGCGGAGGAACAACGGGAGGAACCGGTACAGCAGCCGGAGTTAAAACACCTGGTATAACATCTGAAGCTCCTGCTGTTACCGGATTATTAGGTATGTCAGACGAGGAGCTTGCCGATTTTGCAAGGACAGAGGCAGCGATAGATAAGATGACAGGCTCGATAGCAGAACTGAGCTTTGAAGGAGAAACCCTCGGAAATACTATGGAGTTTGCCTTTGGCAGCTTCTCAAATATGATAGCAGATTCCATGTTTGTGGCCGGGGATTCTATGGAGGCCTTCGGAAAGCTCTTTGCAGATTTCGTGAAAAATATGATAGCTCGCCTTGTGGCTGCTACAATAGCAGCTGCAGCCCTGGCTGTAGTCCTCTCTATAATCACCGGAGGGGGAGCATCTGTCGGAGGGATATTTAAGGGGATGAAATCTTTCGGGGAATTTTTTAAAGCAGGATTCGGGAAGTTTTCAGGTTTCGGCATGGCCTCCGGGGGGACCGTACCTATGGGATTCCCGAATGACACCTTCCCGGCAATGCTTACCTCCAGGGAGAGGGTGCTGACACCTGCAGAGAATAAGGCTTATGAATCCGGTACGGCAGGCAATATAAAGCTTTCCGGGGAATTTCGTATTAAAGGAAAAGACCTGGTACTCGTATATGATGAAACAAAACGCAGAGCAGGAAGGGTATATTGATGGCTTATGGACTTTTATACTGGCATGAATATAATAACCGGGCAGGCGGGAGAGAGCGTATCGAGATACTTCTCAAAGATTATACCGGGGATGATGAATGTATTATTACCTCCGGGGGAGATCCTGTCATATTAAGCCATAGCGGGGATATCGAAGATTTTGACACAAAGGTCATACAAGGGCAGGAGCTGCAGTTTACCTTTCTGGTAAACCCTGCCGACGGCACTAAATATGATGCCATCATAGAAAGCGAATACAAGGACTATCAAATCAAGTATTATATAGATGGGATCCTGAAGCATCAGTCATGGGTGAGGCCAGAAAATATAACCCGGCAGTATTTCGGGGATAAATACTTCATGACATTATCAGCCTCGGATGCACTGGCAGATCTGAGAGATATCCCTTTCACCGACAGCGATGTTTTAATAAACGGCAAATATACTCTTTTACAGATAGTTAAATATGCCCTGGCAAATACCGGGATAGAGCTGCCAATAAAGGTACAGCTCGGAACATATGAGACGACATATATGACTGCCAGCGAGTGTGCTTTGAAAGAAATAGAAGCCGACACCCGGAGATTCCTGGCAGATGGGAGCCCTGAAGATTGCCATACGGTACTGGAGAAAGTCCTGGGAATCTTTAATCTGAAGCTGAAACAAAATAACGGATATTACCAGATAACAAACCACAGAGAGCATGACAGTTATGAATTTGAATATGACTGGGCAACTCTCACCCAGCAATCCCGCACAGCAACGGATAATGTCAGGGATCTGTATGGTTATAAATATAATTTTCAGAGCGACCTGTTAAAGATACGGCCCTTAAAACAGGCAGATATCACATTTCGGGATAAGGATCTCGGAGGCGATGTAACAGGAATGGACCTGACAGACTGGAGCAATGGTTCAATATGGACTATTCATTTTAGTAATGGGTATAGTGTTGATTCGGGAACAGTCACCCTATCATCAGATGACAATACCTATGAAGAATTAATCGAAACGGCAGAATTTTCTGTCAGCAAGGTGACAGATAACGATTATTTAAAAATAACCTTTGATCATTTACTTGATAGTTATACAAGAATTGACCCTCGGACTCGGAAGTCTCCTTTAATAAAAATAACAATAACCAGGCCGGATGCAACGACGGCAGATGTGTATTTTAATATCAGGGGTATCTGGCAATCGTATGAAAGCCCGATGCATCGGTCATTAAAGGTGACGGCATCGGGAAATTACAAGGTGACATTATATTTTAAGCAGGAAGTAGGACCGTCACAATGGACGACGGCAGATCTTAAGATCAGGAGTTTTGCAATATCAAAGATCATTAATGCTGATGAATCCGAGGGAGAGGCTGTGGTATATGATGAATTATATACCCAGGTATCGGGGAAAGGGTTTGAGATTTTGGAACATGAAGTATATCTGGCCGACTCTGACCAGGTGCCTGAAGCAGGAGGCATGCTTTATGATGATTCCGGTACATGGAAGGTAACAGAAGGATGGAACAGCTATGGGAATAGCGAGGACATCAAGATACTCGATATATACTGCCGGAATATACTTAATAACAGACAAGCATATAAGAACCAGGTCAGGGTTACTATTTATGACTTTTCAGATAACATTGATTTCAATAACATACTTGAGATAGACAGCAAGTATTATGTGTTTCTGTCTTATGAGAGAAATGGAAAGAGGGGTACGATAAAAGCAGATATTGTCGAATTACAGACAGACGGGCTGAGTTATGATAACATAATAAGAAGCACACTCGGCACTATTAATGGAGAAGCTGCTACGAACTCGACTGTGGTGACAAGTAGACCGGGGAATCTCGGCTCGATGGCCTATGAGAATACATCCTCGTATTATACGGCTTCCGAGGTAGATACAGCCTTGACAGGTTATCAACCTGTGGATGCAGACCTCACGGCAATAGCTGCACTTTCCGGGGATGGCTTTTTAAAAAAGACGACAGGTACCTGGGGGATGGATAACACTGCCTATCAGGAGGCAGATGTTAATCTTGATACTCCCTTTGTAAAGATGACAGGCCCTGCCACATTTGCACTTGACACAAATACATATCAGCCTCTTGATTCAGACCTAACAGCTATTGCTGCCCTTTCCGGGGATGGTATCCTTGCCAAATCGGGTGGCACGTGGGGTATGGACACTAATACCTACGCAGAGGTAACACTACAGGGCGATGATGGAGATATAATAGTATCGGATGGATCCGGGGATGTATATTCATCGGGCCAGCAAACTTCAGATTTTGCAGCTGCCTCACATAACCACACAGGAGTATATCAACCTTTAGATGCCGATCTCACCAGTATCGCCGGGCTTGGATTTTCTGCTCTCTCATTTCTTAAGAAAACAGCAGCTAATACATGGGCTTTAGATACTACGGCATACCAGGAATATGATGTCAATCTTGCCGGCATAGCTGCTTTGTCATGGTCGTCAGGTTCACCATTTGTTACAATG